AGCTAGATAAGCCAGAGTTGCCCGGTGGTGTCATTCGCCAGGGGGCGAAGAAGGTTAGTTATTTATTTAGCTTACTCGCCAGATGCCCATAAGTCAATCCCGCCGACCGAGTAACTGCTCCGCTTTTCTCAGTTCTGCCAATTCCCCCCGCCGAATCTCAACGATGTATTCACGCAACGCCCCGGCCGGAAGTTGGGCTATATAAGCCTCGTTAATTGCAATGCTAGAGCGCAACAGCAAAACCCGCGACTCCAGGTATCTCATAAAACTGGTATCAACGGCCGGTTGCTGACTAGCGTACCCCCCGTTTTGGCCTGGGTAAATAGTTTTACTCATTCCCCCCGCTCTATCCGCCCTACTGCTCGGCTAATGCTGGTATCAAAATACCGCTCTATCCGCCCTTCATTTTCTGCCATAATTTCCTCGTCTGTTTTCCACCACCCTTTGTGCATCCAGGCTTGAAGCTCTTTACTCTGCACACGGGGAGCGTAGGGCGTGTTGTTCCCCACTTTCCCCATATACCCATTGGTAATGGTTTTCCATGTGGGCAACGCGGCCGTCCATGTGCGCCGCAGGGTAAGAGTGCGAGTGTACGTTTCTTTCACAGGGGGATAACGCTTCATTTCCCCCACCAAAAGAATTAACGCGCCCCTGGTGGTTTTCTCTAATGCCTGCTCAAATACTTGAGCCGCATTTTTGCACCCCACCTCTAGCCGTTGCCAATCTTTGGATAAATCTATCTCCAAACTCATTCCACACCTTCCACGATAGGGGAAACATCACAACGGCAACGCGGGTGAGCTGGGGGAAGGTGAGTGTCATCATCTATAGAGTAACGGGTGCCGTTTAACGGCCGACAAATAGGACAAACCAATTCATCTTCAGCCGTAGCCCACTCCCATTCCTTTACCACCCCGCTCGCTTTCCATGCCACTTGCTGTGCCTTACTATACAGCTTCGTAATTTCCGTCACGGCCGCCACATCCGGCCGCGGGCCATCCCAAACTTTTTCAATCCGCTTAATAAGCTGGGGCATACTACCCCCCATCTCTATCCAATTTTCTATGATTTTAGCTACCTGAAGCTGGCTTGTAGCACTCATTTCTGTAGCAAAAGCCATAGCATTGTTTTGTGCCATAGCTAAAGCCTCGGAATTAACCAAACCCCAATCCACGGCCGGAATCTGCTCCATAGTCTCAACCGCTACCCCTACAGCCACCTTCTCATAAAATCCCACCACCGCCTGCGCCACATCGTTTGGCTCATTCGCAAATTCATTCGCCAAAATAGCAACCACCTCTTCCTGCTTACCAGCTTCTAGCGCGGCCACAATGCGCTGGTGTTGCTCTGCGTAAGCCCGCGCAAAAATCTTTTGCGCTTCCTTATCCACTTCCCCCCGGCCGGGGATGCTCATTTTTTGCAACTTACTGTTTTCCACTTCGGTCGGTGGGGCAGGGGTATCATCTGCCTTTAGCTCATCTGCATATCGTAAAGCTCGGCTCTCGTCCGGCCGAATAACCCCATTGGCAATATCTATTTGGTGAATCTGAGCCTCAGTCAATCTATCCTGAATGAGCCGGTCTTTTAACCACACCCATTCCAACTCAGGAGCATCTAAATCCTGAGCTAAAATCTGGTCAAAAAGAGCCGATTTAAGCCAGTTAGCCAATCCCTCTTCCCGTAGTTCGGTAATATCATTTTGCACCTCACCGTTAGAGCGGTTTACATCCTCAATAAATCCCAGAGCTTGGGGCATACGCCCATAAGCCGCGCAAGTAATCTGCATCATAAACTTATCTAACATGGTATCGTAGCTAAACGGCTTTAGCTCCTTTACCTCCCCTTTCCAGGGCATAAACTTGGCTCGGTTACGCGCCGCATCATTACCTTCCAGCAAAGCATTAAACACCTTTTCAAACTCCAAAACCTGCTCAGGTGAAAGCATCCCTTCAGGAGCGGAAATCAGCAAAGGGGGGATATTACCATCCGTAAAATGCCCCAGGTCAAACGTCTGTTTTCTCAGAGCCGTATTCACCCGCAAAATAATCCACTCAGTAGGAGGGAAGCCATACGGCGTAAAGCGACGGGTCCACCGCGGCCGGTAAAGCATCTGCTCGGTACTGTACTCACTCTCAACTCGTCCCCACAAAACTTGCTGGTAGCCTGCCGTTGCTCCCCGCTCATCGAGCAACGGCTTAATCGTGCTACCATCTACCACCTCCAGGCCATACAACCCGCCCGCTCTGTTTTTGCGCTTAAAAACAGTCAAAGCATCAATACTCAGCGTCTCATACAACGCCTCGCCGAGCCACATCTGATAAGGCTCTTTCCCATCAGGAAAACGGAAAAAATCAGTCAACTCATCTATTTTCCCCGCCAGCTCCTTTTGTCGCTTTTTGTCACGCGGGGCAATAACCCACTTCTTTCTCTGCATCTCTTCGATGAAGGTAGCAATGCAAATAGCCGCCACATCATACAAAGAAGCCAAATTCCGCAACTGCTCAAATGGTGTCAGGTTAATTGGGTAATCAGTGCGCGGGGAAATATTTGTATTAACCGCCACCGGGTACTGAAACCCACGCGGAGACACATCCCCCGGCCGGGCTGGCTCCAGTGGCACCCCCGGCCCAAAATCTATACCCCGCAAAGCATCCCACGCCGCGCCCAAACGCCCGGCCAATGTACTTAAATCTCGCTTCATAATTACCCCTTGCCACGATTGGCTAATAAATTCTTGTAAGCGTCTAACAATTTGCCCGCCGGATTATCATAGTATAAGGCCAACATCACCGCCTCACCCATATCAGGCGAGCGGCCGATACGGGCTTTAATTTCATCCTTACTCTCGATAGTCACCCCGGCCGCCGTCACCTCATACCGCGCCGCGCACAAATCAGCCATAAGCTCTTTGTCAGGCGGTAAAGCCAAATCAAGCCCATTAACCGGGTCCAACGCCTCCCTCATAGCCCAATGATAAGCCGCTCTAACATTTCTCATTTTCAACGTACCACTACGGTCACGCATCTGCGTCCCCCCCGCCGCATTAACCCCCACCACATTGTCAAACAAAATTTTCAGATGGTCATACCCTGACGAACCAACCCCAATGATGTCCACATTCACATACCCCGGCTTATCATCCCCCACCACTTGCCGAACCACCTCCGCTACAGCTCCACCCGTTGTGGTCAAAGAGCCGGGAAATTTAGCAATCTCAAAATAATTATCATAACGCTTGGCAACCCCCGTGTTATCCCGGCCGCCCCGCGCCGGGTCCACACCAACACCAGTTAACGGCACATCCGGCCGTTCCCGCTCTTGCCAACGTTTTTGGGCTTCCAACACCCACGCCGTCGGAATAACCTGAAAAGGATGTTCCGAGGTGGTAGTAGCAAAATCCCCATACTTCAGTTGGCTACGCAACGGCTCTGGCATGGAATCAATAATAGAACTGTAATTGGTGTTAGCTAAGTAGGGATTATCCTGTAATCGCGCAGGGATAAAAGTCCGGCTCAACGGCCGTATTAGCTCCCCATTGTGCAAAACAGGCTCCCCGCTTTCCAACTCCATTTCCTTCCCGTCTATCGTGGTATACCAGCGCAATTCCCCCGGCCGGGCTGGTTTAGGGTGAGTAAATTGCTGAGGAAACAAATAAGCCAACCAGGGCAAAAAATAATCAATCACCCAATTACCCGCCTCGCTCGATGGAGGGTTAAAAGTCATCACCACCCGCTTCCGTTGCCCCGGCCGGGTAGAGCGAAGCCAACCCGTGATAAATTGAATCTGGGTCAGGGTAAACTCCGTAGCCTCATCGAAGCCGTAAAAATCCCGCGGCCGCCCACGTTGCTTCTCTTTATCCTTCTCATACTGACACGCCTCAAACTCCACCATTTTCCCATCACCCATTACCCAACGATGCAGAGCCTCGTTATAGCTGTTTTCCCGGTCAGCCGATAATGGCCCAAAAACATCACGGCTACGCTCGATAATTCCCCGCAGGTTGGGAAATGTACGCCGAAAAATAACACTGTGGTGATGCTCCGTAGCGGCCAGCCCCAACAACAAATCTGTCTTACCCCCACCGGCCGCCCCCCCATACCCCAAAATATCCGCCTTAGATTCTAAAGCCAATCTCTGCGGATTCGGCCGGCCGTCGGGATGGTCGGCATTAGGTGCCCACTTAGCCAAAACCGCCCCCACAGATTTACTGCGAAAGCTAAACCCACCAATCTTAATTTGAGGCTTCGGTATGACCAGCTTCGCCATTTACCCCATCATCACCCTCAAACGCCTCCAATAACCGCATCGCCTTATCAGCCTGAACCCCATGCAAAACAGCCAATTGGCTGGCCTCTTGCTGGCGCAACCAATTAGGGTCAGCAAAGAACTGAGCTTGGGCAGTTAATGACTTTACACTTTCCCGCAAATACTGAATAAGAAGCTCCCCAATTTCCTCTTTTTTTTGTGTTGCAACAGTTGCAACACCATTGCCACCACCATGCGCTTGCCGACTTTTCCAGCTTCTAATCGTAGCCGCTGGCACATTATATTGTGCCGAAATTTCCCCCACCGCCTGGCCCGTAAGCAAGGCCGCCATCACCGCCGCTTTTGTCTCTGGCGAGTAATCCGTTTTTTTACTTTTGCTCATTTCCCCCTAACATACCCCGGCCGTACTCGCCGGTGAACAACACGAAACGGCCGCGCCGGTGGAGTGTAATCCCCACCCCAATCAAAACCCCGCGCCTTGCGCCCATCCGGCCGAAGCAACCAACCAGCCGCTTCCAACTCATTCAAATACGGCTCAATCGCCTGATAAGAACGAAACTGGAGCTTGTCACACAATTCCCGCAAACTAGGGTTATTACCCCCATTAGCCTTTTTATGGGTGTACACCGTGTTAAGAATACGCCGCGCCATAGGCGAAAGCTCCCCGGCCGGGGCCGGGGCCAAACGCGCCAAAATATCCCGCGCCAGCTTTTCAGCCTGGGCTAGGGATACCTGATAAACAATATCATTAACCGCAATCTCTGCGGTATCCGCGTTTAGCTTATACAAAAACATAATCAAATTTTAGAAAATCCGTTCACCGCTTGTCAATTAAACACAAAAAAGGCGGCCGAGTTCATACACTCGGCCGCCTTTTTTGCCCCTTAGCCTTGCCCGGCGCATGAGGGCACAGGCGGGCCACAATTTGTTAACCGAGGTTAACAAATTGTGCGCACATTAGCCTGCATACCCTCAAAAGGGTATCGTTAACCCTCACCCTCCTCACCCTCCTTCTTCGCTTTAGAGAAAAAGCCGCGCATCAACTGCCGTTCACGCATCCCCTTCTCCATCTCCGTCTCATGGTACGGTTTAAGTTCCCGGCGCAACTCACCCATCTTTTTGAGCCACTGGTTAGTTAGCTTCTTTTCAAACTCTCGGAACTCCTTTATATCCGATGCACGGAATAAATACGGGTCATATGGGATAACCTCCCCTGTGTCACAATCCAAAACAGAATGAATCCGATACCGCACAAAACTAGGCTCAAAAAGCGGCTCTTTTGCATCATTGCCATCATTACCCTTTTTACTCATAACAACACCTCACTTTAGTCTATAAATTTTTTAACTGTCACCCTTACCTATTTTCAAGCAGAAAATAGGCAAGAAAAAGGCTAAAAAAAATCACCGTTTCAATTCCAACGCCTCAGCCACCAATCGCTCCGCCCGCTCTAGGGCAATCTTGGCCTGTGCCAACTTCTCCGCCTCGGCCGGGGTCACGTTAGGAGCCAGTAAGCGCACATCCGTACCCACACGAATAAGCCGACGCACAATAAAACGCATCTGTTCCTCTGGGGTCATCTGGAAAACATCAACCTCATAATCACTCATGCCACACCTCATTTACTAGGCGGTTGCCCTCACCCTTTGACAAGCTCAGGGAACGGGGCAACCGCCTAACCAATTAGCTAAAACAAAACATCATTCGCATCCTGCATCTTATAAGCTGGTACACCCAACTCTTCAGCTTTTTTAACCAACTTGGCTATCAGGCTGTCAGCCTCAGCGCGGGTTAGGTCACGGCTAGAATCAATCCGGCCGTTGGTATACCACTTCACCAGCTCCGCCCGCTTACTATCCCAATCAACCCCATACACCGCCCGGCCGAGCGCATGAAAGCGTTGCTGTTGTGGCCGCGTAATCTTCACGAAAAGATTTTGTATACCTTGCTCGGCCGGGGCTTCCACTACCACGGCCGGGGTTGGTTCAGCAACAACCGCCGCGGCCGCTGGTGGGGTAGGGGCAGGTTGTTGCTCCACGGCCGGGGTTGCTTTGGTGCTTTTCTCACCGGCCGGAACAGCCCAAGCAGGCAAAGAGGGGGTAACGGTGAGGGCCTTGCGCTTTTCATCATAATCCACCCACACACGGGGGAAATCATACAAGTAGCGGCCGATACCAAACTTCACGGCCGCCCGCTTAAACGCATCAGAGTAAGCCGCTTTACAATCCTCACCCGTGCCCACATCCCGCTTGGTAATCTCCCCAATGGTCAGGGCACACTCCACCTCAACCCCGGCCGGGGTTTGGCGCACAATTTGGTAGCTATCGCTCCAACCGGCCGGGGTCACAACCATATCCAACCGTTCCATAACATCCCGCGCATCAATATAGGCCAACGCCTGGGCGCGAGTTTTCTCTTTATTAGTGGCCCCTGCCCGAAACTTAACCCGGTTAGCAGGAAACAAAGCACTCAATTGATTAAAAAAGTCTTGGGTATGTTGCGTGTTCATCGTATATCTCCTAAATAAACCAAACTAGAAAGGCAACTCAGCAGGGGAAAGATGGGCAAACTCAGGGAAGAGAGCCAGAGCGTTGTGTTCGCCCGCGAACACTTCTAACTCATCTTCCACCACCGCGAACACTTGCCCGCTGTTCAGTGAACCCACAGTGACAGGCTCTAAATCCCCAGCTTCATAGCAGGTGAAACTCACCACACTATCCAGCTCCACAATAGCCCGCGCCAAACCAGCGGCCGTATGTGCGCCAGCAAAAGTTATTACCCGGCCGTTTACCAAAGCGTCATACTCAAAAAAATATTGCCCGGCAGAAACCTCATCTAAGCCCACTGCATGGACAAAGGGGATACCCTCATTAGTGGCCCCAGCAAACTCAATAGTGGCGCAAGCATCGCCAAAATTGTCTGTTAGCCAGCAGTGGAAATCGGCCAAAGATATTTGATTGACAGGTTGATTATTTGGGGTTACGATTGAATTTAACATTTTACACCTCGTGTGTTTTTGTGATAAAAGACCCCTCTGGATTGGTAGTTCGGGCGGGGTCTTTTGTTTTGTCTAATAGGTGTATGTTACGACATGTCGAGACATTTGTCAATACTTTTTGTAAAATTCGTTTTAACTTGTCACTCCAAACGGTTGACAAGTCACGACGCGCCCTATAGAATAGAAATTAAAGAGGTGTATGCCATGACTGAAGAAAAAATAAGAAACAACTTCAAGATTCTCAGGGCAAAAAAAGAGCAACAAACCGGCCGCAATATTTCTTTTCGGGAAATTTACGCGGAAACAGGTGTATCAACCTCTATTCTTTCCTCATATGCAAACGGAACAATCCGCCGCTATGACGAGGATACTCTGATTCGCTTGTGTAAGTTTTTTGACTGCTCGCTTTCCGATTTATTGGAATTTGCCCCTGCGGAATAACAAAAAAGCCCCACTTTAAATGCAAGTGAGGCTTTTGTCGTCTTGGCTACCTGTCTTCTTTCGCTTGACGGCCGCGAGGCCACAGTAGCACCTTAACAATATTTTTTTAGTTTTCACATACAAGGCCATCCCCATCGCCATCAAGCCGATGAATGTCCCCTCGCCCCTGCTCCATGCAATAATTAAAACAAGCCTGGCCTGTAAAGGGCGTGTTCTTAAAATCATCGCACTTGTAAACATCACCACTGCAATCACACACCTCGGCTGAGGTAGGTGGTTGGGTAGGAGAAGGCGCGGGCGGCCGAGTGGGTGGGATAGTCGCCCTCAGAGTAGGGGTAGATGTCAAAGCAGGAGTTAATGTTGCCGTTCCCGTCGGTGTACTCGTTGCCGTTTTAGTCGGCAACAAAGTATCCGTTGGCAACGGGGTCAAGCTGGGCGTGGGCGTATCTGTCTCCGTTGCCGTCGGCAAAGGAGTGTCAGGGGGTGATTCGGTTGGTCGGGGTGTTCTTGTGGGCAAAATACCCAACTCCTGACCAACGTTCACAGCCAACCCCAAACAAAAACACGAACCACAAATAGCGAACAAACCAAACAGCAGTGACCAACCTACTTTTTTCACTACCTACCTCTCTGGGGAGATTGCATTGTGTTGTAAAAGTGAGCCGTGCAAGGATTGAACTTGCGACCAATTGATTAAAAGTCAACTGCTATAAGGCCAAAATTTTTGCCAAAATTTGAGCCATTTTTCCAAAAAATTCTACCAGAGGTAGAAGCCCGTTTTGAGCAATTGATAATACTATCAATTGCTTACCCGCTAATTTCCCCCCGCGTGGCGGAAAAAGTTACCCAACAAATCTTCGTCACTAGGGCGATTATCCCCCTCTCTTTCATGGTTAAGCATCAGCGCGGCCGCTTGCACCCGGCCGCCGTCAGCCATGATGTAATGCTTCAAAGTCACGTTAATGTCCTTGTGCCCCGCCACCTTAGAGGCGGTTTGTGTATCAGCACTACGGGCCAAGTCAGTGATGTTTCTCTTGCGGATACTGTGAGGGTGATAAGTGGGAATCTTAGCAAATTTACATAATTTCTCAAAAGCACGGTTAATACTACGCGGGTCAATAGCCCGGCCCGTTTTCTCACTGGTAAAAAGCCAAACCGCTTTGGGTGTCAGCCTTAACCACTCCCTCAGCAACTCGGCCGTGCGTTCAGTCATCACCAGCTGGGCATTATCCGTTTTCCCCCAGGTAGAGATAGGGTAGACATGCCCCTTATGCTTCATCCCCCGGCCGTCTAAAAAATCCACCTCCACCGGGTAACGCAACGCCCGCTCCGCCTCACCCCGCTCTATATTGTTCACCTCACCCCGCCGACCAGAGCTATCCAACACCAGGCAAACAATAAGCGCATCCCTAACATCTCTGGCATACGCTGTTTTTTTTGCCCTGCTTCCCCGGTAACGAGCCACCAACGGCTCAATAGCTCCCATCAGCTTCCGCAGTTCCCCGGCCGGGATGCTTCGGTCACGGGTAGGGGTGTAATCATAAGCAGGTAACTTCTTAGCCGGATTTTTCTCCACCAGCTTCTTCTTTTCCGCCCAGCGGAAAAAAGACTTTATGGCTCGGTGAATCCCCGCCCTACTCGCCTTAGCATATGCCCGGCCGTCCTTGCGGTGCAGGGCATGGCAAAAATCAACCAATTCACCTCGCTTAATCGTTCTTACCTCTGCCTTACCCCATCGCTCCACCACCAGCATCAGCGCGTGGCGGGTCCGCTTCAGGTGGGCTTCTGACCCTCCTTTTTCTTTTAGCAACATCAAAAACCTATCAACGGCTTCGCGCAAAATCATAAAAACTCCTTACAGGTAATATGTTACAGAAAAAATAAGGGCACAGGGCAAAAAGGGCATTAACGGGGCAACCAACCAAGCAGTTACAGGAGATTTATTTATGGACGAATCAACGTTAATGTGGATTTTGTGTATTGCCATCTGGCTCGGCTTCATCGTTTTTTGGCTCTGGCTTCAACCGTGGAAAAAGGGCAACCGAAACGATGACAAGTAACCCATACCCCCAACCAAAGGAGGGCACATGATAAACTGGCCGGTAACAACCATCTCTCTCGCCGTTTCCCTGCTCTCAGTCCCCATCTACATAGAAAACCGCTCCCTCAGCCATTTATACGCTTGGATATTTGTCCAAATCACCGTATCGGCCGGGCTAGGGTGGCTCACCCCCCCTGAAATAACATGGCAAGCGGCCGGGATACTCCTTAGCTCTCATGCCACCTATATCATCAGTTGGAGCATCGGCACCACGGCCGATTTATTTCAAAAAGCCAACGCCCTGAAAAAGCTAGGCATGAAACGCAAAGAGCAAAAACATGGCTAGTCCCATCAAACCGACGGGTGACAGAATGAAGGAGCTAGTAGCCGATTTACTAGGCGAGCTAAACCTAGCTAGTAGACAACTAGAGCGGATGCAACACCTTAGTATCCTATCCCCCCTCGAATACATGAAGCTAGGCATAGCCACAATGGGGCACATCAACAACGCCCTCCAAATTGCCATAAACATGCAAGAAATTCTGCTCGTTTGGCACCGCCCCCGCCGCGGCCGGGAGGTGCTAAACACCCACAAAGGATAAACCAATGACCACCACCAACGGGGCCACACCAGCCCCCCCCACAATCATTTTTCGCGATAACGGGCAAGATACCCCACACATCGGCCGCTGGTACACCCACTATAAAACAGGTGTACCAGCCTCACACCTAGAGCAAATCACCGGCCACAACTACAAAGATTTACTCAATATCTTTACCCGCCACAACCTAGAGCTAGTGTCTAACGATGAGAGAGAAGAGAAATTTATCCAACTCAGCGAGGCCAGCCGTGACCACATCATTTACTGGTACGAACTATACAAAAGTGGTGTATCCCCCCGCGAGCTACTACTCGCCAGTTGCCGCAAAAAGCTCACAGAGCTAGAGCAACTATTCAATAGCACCGGGCTACTCATTTTGTTAGACGAGCAACTAGAGGAACGCCGCGCAGAGTTCCGCAAAACTACCCAAATCAACCCCACCCCGGCCGTGGCACCAAACCAACCGCGCCCCACCGATAAGCCAGAAAAAAAACCCATCGCTCTAGCCGCTCCCAAACCGCCCACCCCGGCCGTGGTCAAGCCCCCTCAAAAACAAAAAAAGGAGGCGGTTCACCTCACCGTCGCCCAGGTAGAAGAAGTTCACCGGCGGTATATGAACGAAGAGCCAATGTCTCACATCTCCAGAGACTGGAAGCTCCCAGAACACGTTCTTTACTACCAGTTCCAAAAACACGGCTTGCCCTTGCGCGGGTCACGCAAAGAACCCCCGCCGCCCAAATGGACACCAGAGCAACTTAACGAACTAAACCAGCTCTACCTCAGCGGCTCCCCTCTGGCTACGTTAGAACAAAAAGCCGGTTACACCATAAAAACCATCAAAAAAGCCTTTGCCCAAGCCGGCTTGCCCACTGTTCGCCCGCGAACACCACCAGAACTACCAGCTCCACCAGAACAATCCGCCCCGGCCGAAACAAAAGAAGAGCCAACCGCTCCCCATCCCACTGACCTCTTACAGCAAATTATGGAATTAAAGCAACGGCTAGAGCGGGTAGGGTGTGTGGTCAATGTCACAGTTAACGTAACAGTTCACCTAGAGCTAAAGGAGTAATCATGGTCCCGTTATTTTGGATGTTTTGTGAAGACAAAGTTCAGGAAGCGGTACGGGTGTTTTTGCTCCACTCTGCCTATCCCGACACCCATCCCGCCCCATCACCAGAGCAACTAAACACCCTCAGAGCTTATCTAATCAATTGGGTAAATTGCTTTGAAGGGATGGATTCACTAAAAGCCAAGCTCCCCACTGCCCAAACCACCGACGAGCTAAACCACCTCATAAACATCATGGTCACGGCCGGGGCTGACCCACTGTAAAGGATGTGAATTATGAAAACGCACGAAAAGAGATACGAAAAGCAAAAACGCCTAGAAAAAGCAAATCAACTAATTCAAGTTATCAGCGAAGTAGGGCGAAAGTTTTTCAACCACAACGGACGATTGACCCGCTTTAAACTAGACCCCCGCGGCCGGGTTTGGCTACTAGATGCTGGTAACGAGCGGCGCATTTATGCCCACTACAGATACGGATGGAGGGGGTTTTCAGAGGGCGGTACGCTGGAGGCGATGTGTCGCCAGCTAGTCAAATACATAAGCAAGAACAAACTCCTTTACCATAAAACTTTTGGCCCATTTCCTGATTGGCTCAACGATGGGGATCCATGGGGTTACGGGAAAGAGGCGATGGAAATTGTCAGAAAAAAAGCCGTCGAGTTGGGAATCACGGCTCCCTCGGCCGATGATGAAGCTAGAGCCGAAGCAAATCAGGACGCGGCTAACCCACTGTAAAGGAGAAAAAATGCCACCCACTGACCTTTTGCCACCAATGCCCGAAAATGCACAGTTGCTCCCTCGTTACCCCGTTTGTTGCCCCTTTTGCACCCATGAGTTTTCCGCAGAACCATCTATTTTGATGCAGGTAGGTATCAACACCGGCCGGGCAGTTTGCCCACAGTGCAACACCACTCTCCATCTTCAGATAAGCGGAGACAACACAGAAATGATAGGGAACGATTATGAGCTTTGGCTAAAAGCCATTACCAGAGGCTACGAAGGACCGCAATTCCCGCAAGGGCCTATTGACTACCCCGCCACAGAAGAAGACTACAACCCGTTTTAAGAGGGAAACATGGTGACACACGAAATGAGAAAAGCGGCCGAGGCCATGTTGTCCGAGCTATACGAGCATAACCTACACGTTATCCTGCTCCCTAGCTTGCCCCAATACGAACCAACCGAACGCCGCCGCCGCGTGGCCGTCACCCAAAACCCCGGCTGGTATCAACGCCTATGTGCTAGACACACCCGCCACCGGCGCAAGCAACGCCGCAAAAAAGACACCCTCATTGCCAGATGTTGTGTAGAACGCGCCCTCATCGAAATAGCCACCGGCTACTGCCAAACCACCTACGCCCATCGCCTGCTCCCTTTCGTTAGGGAACAGGCAGAGCTGGGCAAGCATTATCAGTTAAACGAATAACCAGACAAGCATTATTAACCAAGCGAATAGAGGCACTATGAACACTGTCAAACTTTTCGGGCAAACATGCGCGGCCATACAAAAACATGGCCTAGAAAACCCCGGCCGGTTGTGGGCACTCATGCGCCACATAGACCGGCGCGGGTCCGGCCGGTTGCCAGTCACCTCTATTCGCACCCTCTTTACCACCAAAGAAAGCGAGCTTTATTGCAAAATGGGCTGGGCGCGGGTCCGGCAACTGCTCGCAAAAGGGGAAAATATCTTCTGGCACCGCTCCACCTGCGGGGAATGGCTTCACTACCACAGCGAGGCCCGCGTTTTGTACACCCTAAATGACCAGCAAGCATTGCGGGTCACAGGCTGGGCTATCGCCCTACCTGTTAACCAACTCACCGCCGGTATAACTGCCGTCCGAGCCTTGTTTTACGATGCAGGGCACTCTGGCCGGGCAGGGGATGGGGATAGCAAGCCCATTGCTCGCCAAACCATCACCGAACACACCCAGGTAGAGCGACGCACTCAACGCAAATACGAACAAAAACGAGGCGTAGGGAAAAAATCAAACTTCGCCATCATCAGCCGCTACAGCATCCCCACATGGCAACAGGTAAAAGCTGAAGAAGCGGAATCATACAGCTTTGGCGAGAGCCACAAAGAACACCTCGGCGGCCCCGCTTTTGTGTTCAATGATGTCAACGGGGAATGTTCGCCCGCGAACACCACCCCCCCCACCAAGCTCCTTATTTGCCGACAAATCGGCAACTCCTACAACCCCTCTTTGCCCACAGTCAAGCGCAGTAGAAAGCACTTACAACAAAAGTTAGCACACCTTAGTCAATCACAGCAGGTGAGCGCGGCCGTCCCCGATGACCGCGTGGGTTCCCAGCGGAAAAGTAAGCAACGTCTCTACTACGAACACATGCCACGCAAAGGACGGTTACACACTCATTTCGTTTTTAACCCTCATTCGAGGCAACGCCATGTCAAGGCTCGTTTTTGGGATGCTGTTAACTATTGGCTGGAATGAAAATGCACCGCATTAAGCAGGTGAGCTTATTTTCTTTAGGCAACGGCTAGAAAAGCAGAAAAAACGGGTATTTTGTCGCTTTTTACTATCTTTTATCACTCCAGGAGGCTTTTATGTCAGATATAGCTCATACAGTTGTCATTGAAATGCTTCAGGCCCAGGGCAAGAGTGCCCCTTATATCGCCGGGTACTTGGTTGGCCTTGACCCCACCGGGGCCAACCCTTACCGGCCGGGCACTTGGCATTACGCCGATTGGGAGCAGGGCCGGGCAGATGCTGGTCACGCTCTTGTCGCAGTTTTATAAACAAAAGCCCCAAACCGCAGAAAGCAACGGCTTGGAGCTTTGCCTCGTGGTAGACCACGACTAACAACCTAGTTTTAGTCTACCACGAACCTATACCCCAAAAAAGAGAGGTTTATGGGATACAAAAACACCGAATACGACGATTTAGACATTGACCAGCCAGCACCCCCGGCCGGGGGACGAGCTTCCCGCTTTTTCCTGTTCGTTTTTCTGGCGGTGCCCTTCGTAGCCTGTATGTTAGCAGTTTTTCGCCAAACTCCACTCGCTCCCTCACCCCTAACCACCCCGGCCGTGAGTGACTTCGTAGCCAATCAGGATGAGCGGCTAGAGCTAGAGAACCAACGGGCGGCCATTGACTTAGAGTTGACCCGCATGGCAAATGAGATAGCCCAAGCCGACCAACAGCAAAAAAACGCCCTACTCCGCGAGCAGATGAGTTTGGAAAACGAGCGCATAGCTCTCACCAATGACATAGAGCGGTGGCAAGCCGTAGCCCAAGCTACTGCCCAAGCCCGTGAGGTAGAGAATAACGCCCTAGCTACCCAAACCGCCCTACTCGCCACCAGCACGGCCGTGGCTCTCGCCGGCGAACAAAACCAACTGGCCTTAGAAAAAGAACGGGCTACAGCCAATCTAGTAGCCACCTTTTCCCCCCTAGCCCAAATCGTCATTGGCCTAGTCGCTCTTATCGCAGTGGGCTTAGTTGGTTGGGTAGCTGTCTGTTTTGGCATAGTGGCGTGGACAATGACCGCCGTTCACATGGCAAACTACAAGGCACTTCAAAAACCCACAATCACCCTTTCCCCCCCACCTGCCCGGCCGGTCACAAATGCACTAAATGCCCCTATTCCGCACAGTTCCGCACAGTTCGGAATCAATTCCACCAGAGAAGAACAGATTTTTTCACCAGGTAGTGCGGAATTTATTCCGCACAGTTCAGAACCAATTCCAACCCCGGCCGGGGCCTACGAACTGTTTGACGGCCGAGAGGTAAAACTCCCATGGAGCATTGCTACCGAGCCAGATGAATGGCAACAAAAATACATGCTTCACCTTTGGCACACAAATATTTGTCGCAGTGTGACAGCCATCGCCAGCCATTGCTACAAAGCTGACGGTAAACGAGCTTCTAAAAAACAAGAGGCATGGGTGAGGGGAGTTTTAGCCAACGCTGGCATAGAAATCAATTTAAGCGAGGTAACACATGAGCTTGTTTAGCAACATGGGCAAAAAATGGGAAGCGTTGAGCGACTTCTTAGAAGAGGTGAACGTTATCCCCGTTATTTTGCTCTCAACCATTTATCACTATTTTGAGGCTCTCGGCCGACACGGAGACCCGTTACCTGTAGCGGCCGCCATTGCCATTGTGGTGGATTTATCACATTACCGCTCGGTCAGAGAAGCTGTGAGTAGCGGCCGCTGGGTTTGGCGCGTGGCCGCTGGGTTTACAACCGCCCTCAGCTTTTTGCTCCAGTACGCTTTTTACAATGGGGAGGGTGGCCTAGCCACCTTCTCCTTTGAAGCCGTTGTTTATGCGGCCGTGGCCCCCGGTCTCATTTTGCTGGTGGCGTGGCGAGCTGAAGAAGTTCGCGGGCGAACAGTTACCGGTGACAACCGACGGCGGGATAGCAAGCGGCGCGGCCGCGGCCTCATTAAAAAACTTCGCGCCGCCCTAGCTACCATTGCCCGGCTAACCAGCCAGCTAACAGAAGCCCAAAGCGATTTAACCCTTGCTAAATCCCAGCTAAAAGCGGCCGAAGAAGAAGCGAATACCGCCAAAGAGCAAGCGAAAGCGGCCGAATCCCAAGCAAATCTAGCCGAATCCCAAGCGAAAGCGGCCGAAGAGAAGCTAAGAGACGCTGTAGCCCATCTAAAGGCACTCCAAATTTACCGTAAGGCCATTGAAGCAATGGACGAAATAGACCGCGCCATCTTACTTAACCACATTACCGCCGAACTTAACCAAACTGGTTTAGCAGAGCGGCTAAACATTTCTGCCAGCACCATTTCAGAGCGCAAAAAACGCCTGAACCTAAACGGAACATACTAAACAGGAGGTAAACCGTGAGAATTTATGTCCCCCTTGAATTTATAGATGACAACCCCTTTCAATCACCTCACCGTGACTACTCGGATATTGCCGAATTTGCTACGCAGGACATTGCGCCCTATATCGAATCCCGGCCGGAAACAATGGGCTTGCAAGTGCCACCACAGGGACGCTTGGTGATGGGAACCGATGTTCCCGGCTACAGCGAAGCTAATAAGCTCATCATAGAAAAGAAGTTATTTCTCACTTCCCTCCCCGCGGCCGAGGCTGTTCCCACCTATGCCGACCGCTTACGGCAAGCATGGGAAAAAGTTGGCTATCGTATACAGCTTATCATGGCCCATCGTCGGGTACGGGCTATCCGTTACCTAGCCAAAAATGACGAACGGTACGCTCATGGCCTTATCCCTCTCGATGTGATTCAACTACCCAACGAGCAAATGCTCGCTGAGGTACGCACAGAGAATTTTGCCCGCAAAAACCAATCGGCCGTTGAAGATTTAGAATACATGCGCCACGCCTTTAATTTACTTGGTCAGACTGCCACACTGAAGGATGTAGCCGCGCTTCTAAAGATGTCAGAGAGCCGCGCCCGTAACCTGTGGCGTTTGCGAGATTTACCTGAAGACGCGCAACAGGCAAATATGGCCGGAAAAATAAGCCAATCCCACTGTGAGGAACTACTGGCTCTGGCCCGCATAAAATCATTTTCCTTCTCTGCTGATGGCTCCACCTGGGTAGTGGGTAAATGGGATGGTGAACGCCATAACGGTGAATATTCTCACCCTCCCCACCCCCAAGATTATTACAACTATGTCCTGACTCATGGTGACAAAATCGGACGGGATGATATTCGCCGTTACCTCAGCGAGTTTGCCGAAGCGGCCGGACGCGAGCTTCCCCCCGCGCTCAAAAGCGAAACTCTAGGGGAGGAGGGCGAGGTTTTGCAAGCCACCTGCAAGCAATGCCCCGCTAAACAAAAAATAGGCGGGGATGAATATTGCCTTAACCAAACCTGCTTCCGCGCCAAAATGTTGGCATGGAGCAAAGCTGAAGCCCAAAAGAGATTCCCAGGCTACCAATGGGTAGGGGAGAATTTAACCTCTGAAAATATGGTTCACTACTCCGCCCTCATTGAATATGCCTTAGCTCATCGCAATGACCCAGAAATGTTAATAGGCGTGGCTTTTTCCGGCTATGCTACCCGGCCGCTTGGTCAGTCATGGGTACACTCTTCATCAGGCATTAGTTTCCCAAGCGAGATTCTGGCCGTTGCCCCTGCTTCCGCAGAACACGCCCAAAAAATCCAATCGTGGTACATAGACAAGAAAAACGAAGCTACCCCGGCCGCACCAAAAGCCCCTAACTACACGGCCTATGACAAAAAAGCCCGCGATGTGGCTAACCGGCTCATTACCTTTTATGCCGAAGATTTAGCAAAGGAGATAATGAGTAAGTTTAAGAATCCGGCCGAGGGTATCGCCCTGCTTCGCCAAACCACCACAGACTGGCTAAAAAATGTCCAACCACACCTAACCGCCAGCACCATTAAACAGATGACAGACTGGCAATATCTGCTTGTTTTTTGCCTTGCCAGCATCAGCCCCAATCTAGCTGTTCCCGAAAAAAGCTATTGGGCTACTAACCAACGGTATGATTTTTTAGTTGAGCATAGTAAAAAAACGAACATTCCCCTTCCAGAACTACATTTTTCAATCACGGACATAACCCACTGGCTCATCAATCGCTGGTACGGCTCCCACGCCAGCCGTGATGTCCCTCGTGAATGGGTACTGATGGTTGCTCAAGATGTCACCGAGCTATCGGCCGACGAGCTAAACGCCCTGAAGCCCATTTTTGACCATTTTGGCCTAAAAATAGCGGAGGCAAATCATGTCTAACCCCCGCTACACCAATTACCTACGCCGCATTTTAGAAGAAATGATAAAAAGCCGCGTGCCAGTAAAAAAATCCCTACAACGTGGCTTGTTTTTGGCCTTTTCTTATCAGGAAAACAAAAATCGCCTAACGTTATCCCGCAAATCAACCAAAGCAGATAACCCCATTTATCCCTCCCAAAAAGAGGTAGATATTGTCCACGCTTTGCTCACCGTTTTGGTTGATGAAGTGTTTAGCAAGGTTTTTCACATTTCCGACCCTTACACCCACCACACCCCAGCCCGGCCGGGTCAGCCTGAAATTTGGTGGGGTTGCCGGACCATTACCTGGCACGAAAAAGCAGAGCCTTCCCAAGCCGTGTTTTTTCCTAACCCAGCCAACTACGGAGGTTAGTATGTTCAAATGGGAAGAGATGCACGATGAAAACGGAGAGTTGGTTGGTCACTGGCTCTATAAAACTGACAACGAGGGAACGCGCTGTTGTGGGTACGTTTATATCCTTGATTTAAGCGAGCCTGCGTTCAAGGCCAACCCTATGGACAATCAAAACCGAGCTTATTTCTCTGACCTTGAAAAAGCAAAAACGTGGCTAGAGGAATATAACGCCACAAGTTATACCAATTGGGAAGATGTACCTTCCCACCTCAGAACGCGCAAATTTCTAAAAGAACACGGACTGCGCCCCGGCCGTGGGCAAACACCTGTAGCCCGTAAAACTTGGGTTAAAGGCCATAAATCAGGCCACTATGATTTGTATGATGTAAACCAAGCCGTTCCTGTAAAACAAAAGGAGAAATCAGATGCAAAAAGTAGCTGACACAGAAATTAGAATACAAGGCACTAACGCCCAAATACAGCAAGCCTTAAACCGACTAAAAAAAGTGTTCGACATTATTAAAGCGAGCCAAATTTACCGTAACACAGATAGCCCACACCCCAACAGCGGGCGCATGTTTGTAACTGTTGTACCCAAAGAACCACCTGCGCCTTAAACTTAATCACCAAACAAAAAAAGCTCCCAAAAGGGAGCTTTTTTTATTGCAGAAAAACCATATACAAAACTAGCGAGATAGTGCCTACAAATGTAGCCAATAGTGCTATCGCTCCCAGCATGGTTGCCCTAGCACGGATTTTGTGAATCTTTTTTATCATTCACCACCTCAATCAACAATTCCACAATGGCTATATTTAGCCGAATTAAGCCAATTACACACCCGGTGGTAGTCACACTGCTTAAAACCACCACCACCAAAACGGTATACTCGAACGCTGACAATCACCAATCCCCCTTCGGCCGTGCATCTCGCAACGCCGCTCGGAGCTTCCCTAGCTCCCCACGCCGGTTAAAATATGTCACAAGATTAAGGCATTTATCGGACAATGCCTTACCTGTAATCATTTCTGCCGACAAATCAAATTGCACCAAAAGGTCGTTTAACTCACTTTCGTCAAAACTATTACGGATTTTTTCAGCCAAAGCGGTTAGTGGACTGCCTTTGTGTTTATCGTGAGGGGAGTGATGACCCCTCCCCTGACGTAAGTTTCTAATCTCTACCGACTGCTCTGCTACCACTTCCCTAAGCCCACTTACCTCTTCTTTTAACTGGTCATTTTCTTCCTTGAGCCGTTTCAACTCATCTCTTATCTGGCGCGGGGTAGGAGAAAAAAACAGCAAATAGAAAAACAGAGCGACTACCGCCCCTCCTACCACAACATTGACGATAACAGAAAAAATCAGTAATGAATCATTTGCCATTTACAACGGTATCCCCGCCTCTCGCTTGGCTAGATACTGCTCCAACTGAGGTAATGGTTCCTCTGGAAAAGGAAACAACTCCCCTGTCATCATGTTATATCGGGTCTCACCCACCACAAACTGCCGAACATTATCCACGGCCGTCCCCATGTTAGGCGGTAAATCCCTCAAAATAATGGTATCCCCGGCTCTCACAACCCAAGCAGGCATGATAGACCCAGCCATATCCATTACTCGACGAACGGCAATATCCCCTCGCGCATAAACTTTGGAAAAATCAGACAAAAATAGGTCACGCTGGTTTGTAGCTTCGGTAGAGCTGGTGGTTTTTGTTTGTAGCCCATATTCTTTGGTTACACCATAGCGGCTCACGCTTGGTCCATCGGTCACATCGGCCAAGCGTTGCAAAAACCCGCTAGGCTCTTTGTAAATGGCATAAGCCTGGTTATACATGCCGCTCAACGTGGATTCTACTTCTAAATCATTTAGACTGATGTACCACGTTTGACCTCCGCTACCGGCCGGGCGGTAATGCAGGATTTGCCCGTCATAGACCCCTACTTCATAGCCTTCCAAAAATGCCAATCGTCGCAAAATATCTTGAGGGTTTTCATCTTCGTAAACCTCTTGAAACAAATCTCCTTTTGTTGCCTCTATCTTGGCTGTGGATGAGGAAAGTGCCATCGAGTTTAATCCATTTACTTTGCTCGCCACATCTGCCGCAATATCTGAAGAGCGAACAGAACCCGATACACTCTTTATTCTAATGCTGGTAATTTTGAAATAATATTGGCCATTGTCTCCAGTGTGGGTATACGCCACCCCACTGTCATAATAGAGGTCAAAAACAATACCCTGGGCATTGGTGAGTGCTATGGTGGTGGTGCCAGATTGAATCACGCCACTACCTGATAGAGGCCAACCGGCCGGTAAAACAGTTGTAGCCCATGCCGAATTAAATCCACTTGCGCTTTGCGCGTAAAAAAAGCGTGCTTTCCATGTGGCATTAGGGGCTAGAAATTCATAAGTAAATGTTATCTCGGCCGCTGAATTGAGAGAGCGATGGGGGATAACATAACCAATCCGACCGCGCTCGGCGTTTGTGTAGGTTTGATTGGTACGAAGACCAATAAACAGACGGTTGTTTTTGTCCATCTCGTACAACTCTGGGGCGGTACCGGTAAAAACCACATTGGTCAATGGCTGAAATTCACCGACCCTCGTGTCGCTCCACAACGAGGTATAAACCAAGTCAGCCAATGCACTCCAGTAACCAAGAGCCTTGAATTCCACCCCACGAGATGTCACGCGCAAATCTTCCACTCGCCCTTCCCATGCCACTACCCCCCCGGCCGCAATTGTAATTTTGTACGCTTGTGGAAATTCTGTGTAACGGCCAGCCTCATCACGGCTCATACGAACCAAACCAGAAAAGTCCTGAAACCCATATTTCCCGGTAGAGAAGTTTCCAGACATTAACCGGCCGGACCAATCGGCCACAAAGGTACTGCCTAAATAAACGGTTACACAAAGTCTCATTGTGGGGTTAGGTATAGTGGGCGGAAGGTGTAAATAGGTTGCACCGAGCCATAGGTACTAGGAGTAAAAGCAGGCACAGCCGTGTCCACAACATACAACGCGGCATAAACAGGAGTAGTAAGGGATGGCTCTGATTGAATCAAGCAAAAAACATCCCCGCGCCGTGAGAAGCTCTTTAAGCCCGTAGTAGCTGTGCCGACTAACATCACCGGCTCTAACGCCGTCAAATAACCATGCTCCATTGTGATGCTGTCGTAAGATGAGCCTGTTTTTACGCCGTTGATTTGAATGATATTGGACGCATCGCTGACTGCTACCAACAAAATAGAATCTATATCCAGCTCATGCCCAGCCCCAGATGCGGCCGAAGGGGTACAGTTTATTGCCAAATTTAGGTTTCTGAGTGAGCCAGAATCGTCTAATGTGGGAATAGAAAATCTACCCAAGCTAACTACTTGGGGACCCGTGGAGCCGTAGGGAATAACTGTGGTAGGGGTGAAAGTGGTACTAACACTCGACCAGGGCAAACTAGCGGAAGCATACACGCTCCAATTTACAGAATTTGTAGAACGGTTGCGGAGCTTAATATAAATGTCCCACTGACGGGAGTTACTAACCGAGCTGTTCACGGTATCAAATGTCACAGTCTGCATGGTTGTGGCGGAGGGAGTTAGCCGCCGAATACTACCCCGGCTACTGTTCGCTTCCACCACATCAGCACCGGCTGACCCAGCCACTAACAAAGTGACATATCGCAAATCTTGCCCAATGCTAGAGTTGGCCGTGTAACCAACCATGGCCACAATGCCACTAATCAATGAATTTGCTGAAAATCCAGCACCTTTCCAAGAAAAGCGACATAACGCAGGTACTTTTGAATTGGGTAACGAAAGCACGGTGAGAGAATCATTGTTTTTATGCCCGACCGAGGCTGAACCATTTGTGGTTGTTTCTGCCCCAGTCCACAATCCGCGCCGCATAAAAACAACCCGCGCATTGCGAATTTCATTAACCATCAAAAACTCTGACCAGTTAAGGGGCAATTCTAGTCGGCAATCCCCCCCTACCAGCATGGCACTAACAGGTGATGCCAATACAGAGCCGTTTGGCTGGCAATTTACCAAAACGGGCGAGTTTTGACCTGTGCGCCAAAAACGATTGGCTGATTCGAGCAACCCCGCTAATGCTTCTGCATTAGCAATGGTATCGCTGGGCGATGTTCCTACGATGTTGATAGTTATTTCTTCTTCTACATCTTCGTAGGGCAATCGCCCCCCCACATCATTTGCTACCCAACGGCTAACGGCCGGGTCCCATCCGTTTTCCTGAAGGATATATTTGCCATCAGTACCATCTAAATAAATAGTGGTAGCATCTTGAGTTAGCGTCAACGTTGTATAAGTTGCAGGCATTAAAACATACTTCTCCTTTTGTTAGATACGATTGTAAGTGTCGGCGCGGAAGCCGCTCTCTTGCAACGCTTGCCGAATACCGCGCTTAATTTGTTCTTCTATTGTCCCCCGGCCGGTCGAGGTTGCTCCACCAGGTATGGTGATATAAAAATTCACAATAGGTGCAACACCAGCTCCTAAAGAGCGGCCCGCCCCAGCTCCAATCAAAGCAGGGGAACCAAACGCCGCAGGAGCCAACGCCGCCCGTCCAGAGCCTTGCGTTTGGGCAGATTGTGCCCCAGGGTTTGAATCAGATTCGGAACCACCGCCAGTCAAGAAGCCCAAAGCGGCCTCATACGCCGCTTGCGCCGCCGCTTGCGCCGCTTCTATCAATACCCCAATGCCATTTCTGATTGAAGTCGAGATAGAGCTAATCATGTTGCTACCCAGCTCGCCCCAGTTTTTTGCATTGAACGTGGAAAATAGGGATTCAACTATTTCCCCCATTGCAGTAGTTAATATGCCAACGGCTAAATTGAATGAGTTTTTGATGTTAGTCCATACGGTCTCTGCGATAATCCGCAAGTTTTCACCAAATGAAAACCAATCCCCTTCTACTACCGCAAAAAACGCATCAATAGCCGCTTCAGCAATTGTGGTGAAGTTTGTTATAGAGGCTTCTATATATCCCCACAACGAAGTAGCGATTTGCATAATCGCGTCACCGTGATTTGCCCAATATGTTTGAATCGCAGTTAATACAGTGCTGACAATGGTCGAAACAGATGTAATGTAAGTATCCACAAGGGATTCAATAAACTCCCATGCAGTTTCCACAGAATCCATAATGGACTCGCCATTGTCTTCCCAATACTGTTGGATAAATGCTAGTCCGGCTGAGATTAACGTTTTGGCATTTGTGATACCTGTGGTCACAAAACCCACCACTGTATTCCAAGCTGTTTGCACATTGGTCATAATTTGCTGACCATTGTCTGCCCAATACTGTTGGATAAATGCTAGGCCAGCCTGAATAGCTGGCACAATATAGCCAACCACCGCGGCCGTTTTTTCCTGTATCCCCCCCCAATTCTGTTCCCAGCCTGTGCGGAGCAACGCAATTAGCCCGGTAAGAGCCGCAATAGCCAAACCCACGGCCGCAAAAGGAGCTAAGAAAGAAAGCACGGCCGGTACCACCACAGAGGCCACAATTAACCCAACGGCCATTAAAACATCTTGCCACTCCACAAACGAACTAACCGCACTGTAAACCTGTTCCACGATGGGGGATATGCTGTTATACAAATCGCTGATAGATACGGCTAGAGCCGAGGCTTCTGTCTCGCTGTAACCCAGAACTTCAGCAAAACTCCCGATATAACTAGAGCCATCCTCAAATACAGTGAACAACAAATCTAGTCCACCGTTTTGCACCGCCCCGATAGCCAATTCTAAGGCATTCAACCCCTCAACAACCCGCGCCACACCCTGGTCAACAAATGCCTGAATTGTGGCCTCATTGTCTGTCAGCATTTGCAGGAATGTTCCCATCCCTGCGCTTACCCGGTCAAAGATAGGCGCGGTTAATTGCGCCGCAATCCCCACCAAATTGTCACTAATAGATGACCACCGGCCGGATGCTGTGTTAGCCAGATTGGTTACAAGCTCGCTAGTTAGCCCTAGCTCTGTCATTACCATTGTTACGGCTTCCATCGCAGGTACACCCTGCTCTTTTAGCTCGTTTAGCCGTTGGCGGGGTAAATTGAACCGCTCCACAATGGAAACAAAATCACCGCCCAGAGCCTCTTTTAAAGCAACAGTGGCCCCTACCAACCCTTGCTCAGGATTGGAAGCGGCCAATATTTCAGCCACGCCTATTAAACTTTCCAAACTTTGGCCGGTAGCATTGGAGGTAGGGATAAGAGCGGCCACGCTTTGCGCCATCTCTTCAAACGCAAACGGGGTTTGAGCGGCCCGTGCTTTGACCATTTCCAACGTCTCTTCCACCGCTTCAGAGGTTGGCAAAAAAGCCGAGAGCTGGGCGGTCACAATTTCCATTGAATTGTTAAACGCCAATCCCTCCCCGGCCGCAAAACCAAACGCCGCCCCAAATGCCCCTAATGCCAAACCACCTACAGTTAAAAGCGAAGCCGCGCCGGACTTCGCGTTTGAAAAGAACGAGGATAGTCTTGAGTTGGAACCGCTGGCCGATTCACCAACCCCGGCCACCTTAGACCCAACAGCATCCAACCCCTCAGTTGTGGAGCCTACGCCCGTTAATCTAAGAATAAGGTCAAGAGCCGCCATCTTTTAATGCCTCGTTTTCCGCTTTGATAATAGCCAACCGCTCTTCTAAAAAATCATGCGGCATACTGTTGATTTGGTCGGGTGTCCAGTTATGCCGCATTGCCAATGTGTGATACAGGTCATAATCCCCTATTTCTTCAGAGGGAATTAGTTTGCCTTTAAATAATGCGCCCCATTGTTCCCCTACACGATTTAAGAATCGCTGTCTGGGGCTAACTCGTTTGGGTCATGTAAATTGTTTTCAGGGTCAGCTTCGATAACTCGCGGTTTGTTTAGCTCTGCCACTTTATCAGCCACGAGGCTAATCCAATCGTTGTTTTCTAGCGGGTCCAACCGCTCAATATTTTCCGCAGTACACGGAACGGGCTTGCCAAAATCATCACAAAACATAGGGCCGCCCCAGCTCACCAAATTGTGTTTAAGAATTGCCAAGTTTTGCCCACTCTTGGAAAACAAAACTTCAACATTCCCTTTCTCTTTGGTGTCAATGCGGAAACGCATCAAATCGCGCTCCAGAGCGGCTTGGGTAGAAAAATCCATTTTTTGGCGCACAACCACAAAGTTACCCTCTTGGTCTAAATCAATGCGCTGTTTGGCTTTTGTGTTGACAAATGTTCCCATAAAAATCCTTTCGTTAGGTGTTAGTTGTGTTCGCCCGCGAACATTTTTTATAAACCCGTGCGAGCGTTTTGTACGGCCACACGGAAATCAGCACCTAGCGTGCTGTCATACTGACTATTGATGGTAAAACTCACTACCCGATTAGCCCCATTCTCTGCCCATTCCAAATCTTCTAACGGCCCGTAGGTGTCAAATTCAATGTAGTTGTACCAGTTCACTGGCCCGGCCGTGGTTTCAATCAACTCCCCGTTGTGCCGTACTCGACATTTAACTGTTGTACCTGCATCCCAAAGAGCGTACTGAGTATCATCTGGCACTTCTAGCGTGATTTTTGTGGTCATGTCACGCTTGCCCCGGCCAATACCCTGGTAAGTGAGTGAGCTGGCTGGCCCGGCCGCTAGGTACTTGTATGTCTCGATACCAGCGCGGATGGTATGCTCTGCTTTAACCAGCCGTCCGGTGACGGCCGTGGTACCGATAGCAGAAGATGTATCCATCCATATCTGCATAAATTGACCGGGCAACAAATCACCGGCGATAGAAGCGGGCGCGGCCACCGCAATGCCTTCTGTGGGGTAATTGCTTTTGCCTTTAATGCTGACCTTAGCTACTTCTTCGCCTGAAGCATCATTACTAAACGTTAATTCATCAATAGTACCGAATGGAGCGCGAAGCTCCACCGCGGCCGCTACCGGGTCAGCAAACCAATAAGTGCTAGTTTTTAAATCATCAGCCGAGATATTTGGAATAAATTCCCACAAGCGGCTAAGAGTAGCCCCGCCAGGTGTGCTAGGGGAGGCTAGGTTATCCACCACCATATTCAAAAAAAGAGGAACAATATTTGGGTCAGCCGCGCCATCAGCCTCCAACTCCGCCCACTTTCGTACCGTTTTAGAGCGGTACGTTTTCACCAATGTTCCCCGCGCATCAGGCGGTTTATATTTGGTTTGCTTGGGGGTTAGCTTACCCCCAATATTGATTATGTGAGTGGGGCTGGTGATGGCCGTCCCCCGCGTTGTTTCAAGCGCAAATAAAAGCCGCTCAAAAGCCAATTCTGTAAAAGCCATTACTCACCTTCCTTTGCGGGCTTATTTTTGGGCTTCGCGGACGGAACAACTTCCTCATAAAACCCACATTGTTTAATTTGCTCTTGCACATCCGGCCGGTAGCGAGCAAACCGTTCTGCTGAAATATCAGCCAACGGCACGCCCTCAAAATAAACCCCGGCCGGATTTTTTTCTGGTACATACTTAAATTGAATATCCATATTTTTACCCAAACGCCGTTGCCATTTTTATGGACAACGATAAAGAGAATTTCATGCCAAAATAATTACCATCTGCCCACTGGATACCCTGGGGGCCACTGTGGGTAAACAATGTACCTACAGCACCCCCCTCGCCTGACCAGCTAACGGTATTGCTTAATCTCTGGTCAGACACCAGAGCTACCCCAATAGGCACTGGCCACTGCAAGCATGAGGAATGTAAAGCTGGGAGTTGCCCTAGCTCATAGGACCCAACTAGTACCCAAATGGCCGCATAAAACTGATAAAGAGCCACCCCCACGCCTTTTCTCATAAAAGCATGGTCTTCACGCTCTGGGTCAACCCCTAGAATAATGGCCGGAAAATCAGCAATCGAGACTACGGCCGCGGGGTCAGCGTAAATGTAAGCAGGAGCTGGTGAGGCAATAGTTGCCAGCCGCGTTTTGAGCGCGGCCAAAGCATCTGTAATCAGGGTATCGTTAGACATGCCAACACCCAAAACCATTCCCGGCCGGGGTCAGTGTGGTGTAACCCACATAAGAGCCATTGCTTACTTTCAAGTCAGCCCGGCCGTCAGCGTGAATCACTAAAACCTCCGCGCTCCACTGTTCTGGCTTTTCGGGTGTACCCGCTTCGTAAACAACAAAATCCCCCACGGCCGGGGCTACTGCTTCAGCTACTTTTTTCTTTGCCATTACACAACCGTCCAAAAATAATGAGAGAAAGCGTCCTTAATGTCGCCCGGCCAAATTTGAGCCGGGTAAACAATTTGCCCCAGAGATGGAATAGCACTTTTGTTAATTGGGGCCTCTCTCTGCTTATACGCCCAGAAAACCAACCGCCGCATGGTCATCTCAAAATCACCAGGCACGGCCGCCAAATTAGCCCAGCCAGCCACGCCCGAAATTTTGACCTGCATTTCTTTATTGCGATACGCGGAAAAATCATGGTCTAAATACCGCACAATAGAGCCACTTTTTTTGTTTTCAACATCTAACTGGCTGGTGGTTAATGCCAGCCAGTTAGAGCTAGGTAACACCCGGTAACTGGCCGCAGTAATCGAGCTAATAACAGGGGCGGGAAAATAAAGATGAAGCATCCCGGCGCGGTCAACAATGACCCGCTTAACCCGCTCGTCTGTATACGTCTCTTGGCTAAAAGCCTGGTTGCAAAACTCGTCAATCTTCCGACTGAACGCCGTAACCATTTGCCCGATGAGCGTATCATCACCGGCGGTTTGAATTGCCCCATATGTTTTTACTGCGGCCGTTGTGGTGTAGTCTATTGCCATTCCATCTATCTCTTAGCCGTTAGCGATATTGTTGATAATGCCAATGGCAAAAGGCGCATAGACCGCCAACACCTCTTCAACATAAACCCCTACCTCATATTGGCGCGTTTTTTGCGGCCAATCAATTTGGTAGTAATCCACCCGTACTTGAGCCTCGGCCACATTGGGCACGTTGGTAGATTGATACTGAACGGGTAGATTTTCCGCCCAACCCATAATCGTACCAGGGGCTAATGTGGGATGGAGTTTGATGGGGATAACAACCCCCCCATTGGGGCTATAAGGGTTAAAGTAACCCGTTACAGTGGTATTGGTCACAATAGCCTTACCGTTGGAATCGCTATAAAGCAACAATGAAGACCCGCCAGAAGCGGCCAGAGCTTTGGCGGAGATGTTTTTCAACTCCTGGGCATTAACGTAAATTACCGATGGGCTAACTTGGTAGTTGTTCCACATCGTTTGGAGCATGGTGTCAATTTGTGTAACCCCACCACTACCAGAGGCAGTTAAAACCGTACCCGTACCCGGTGTACCTGTAGCCAATGTGCTGATATACGCATTGCTCCCAGCGGCGAAAGCACTGTAAAGCAACCCATCAAAAGCGTAATTGGCGTTGCGGCTACTATCGGCCGAGATAGCCGTCGCCGCTTGTCCAGTACCCGCCAGTGGAGCGGAAAAGGTCACAGAGTTAATAGTGGTAATGGCCTCCAATTTTTCAGCCCCAGCCAACCCTACATACCAGGCATAAGCTACCGCGCCGGTTACGGCCGTAACAGAGCAAGATAAAACTTCCCCTAACGTAATGGCTTGGGTAGCGGCCGCTGATTTATTAGAGCTACCACCATTCAAGGTGTAGTTACTACCATCTGCCCCGGTAATGGATTGGGAGGTAGCAACCCCATTGGCTACACTAGAATTTTGGTACCCCTCTTGGGTGAGAGCTACCACAATAACCGAATACGTTGCGGCGGGTAATGTTGCCCCAGAGCCACCGGCCGCAAGAGAAGGGGTAGACGGTACACCCAACGCTACCGAACTGTTACCACCCAAAAACGCATTTTCCTCTTTTTGCATGAGCTTTTGCAGTAAGCGCATTGTCTGGGTAGAGCGGATGTCTTCAAACGTGCGAGCCGCGCTCACCGCTTCGTAACTGGCTTGGTCTTCTTCACCCAATGTACGGTAACTAGCCGCCTTGTCGGCCGTGGTGTAGCTCATCCGAGCCGACCGTTGACCTTCCGGCACCCATCCCATAGCCCCATACCCACTACCGTTAATAGAGGTAATCTGCTTCCAGTTTGTAGCAGTACCTACCCCACCGCCGCGCCGAGGGATGGCATTGCGAATAGGGGTATTTACAGGATATAAATTTTTGGCCGGGGCCTGTAAATCATAAGCCACCAAGCCAGTGGCGGTAGTGATGCTCTTTTTCAGCTCATCATTACCCGTTTGCATGGCCTTTTTAATGGCCTCTAAAGTTTCGTCCACAACAGACATAAAATCCTCCGCTAAAATTCTTAATTCACACTTCTAAATTCATACTTCAGTAAAATTTAATTGCTGAACATATTCCGCAATTTAAGCCCCGCAATTTGTTCGCCGATACGGGCTTTAACCAATGGGTCAACCGTATCGTTGTACATTTTTTGCAAAACTTCTGCTTCCGAGGGCGGTTTAGGTGCCTCGCCCCCGCCGCTACCGTTAATCTGCTTGTCTACCGGCCGCATGACGGGACCGCCAGGCATAGGAGATTTTGCCAGAGCTTCTACCGCACTAGAGAGTTTTGACAGCTCCCCGGCCATAGCCTTTTGAATAGCTTCCGCCAGCTTGCCAGCATCAAACCCCTCACCCTTTTGCTCTTCTTTGGGCGCAGGGCCATAAACACCCATCATTTTCTGGGCCAGCTCATCCCCTGCTTCGCTCATAATTTCCAGCAACGATTTAAGAATTTTGTGCATAGCCTGCATACGCGGGGTAGCAATGGCGCGGCCAGCTTTTTGTACCTTTTCCGCTTCCATCTCACCCTCTGCTTCAGCTCCCATTTCATCACCTTTGGCCTGGGTAATCATGGCAATTGCTTGGGTGTACATAGAAGCCGCTTCCATGTCCCCCTCTAGCTCCGCTTGGTTGCGTAATGCCTGAATCCCCGCCACGATAGAAGCAGGAGTTACCACCGGCTTTTCTTCAGGTGGTGTTTTTTCTTCTTCATCCATAAAAGCCTCCGCTTTCCACACTAAAATTTCCGCCTCTGGATTAGCTGGGCGGTCTACTAATGAAATTTCACTCAGCAAAAACTTTAATATCCGTCGAACCTTGCGGCCGTCGGGTAATTGCTCAACTACCGCTTTCAGGATTTTCCCCCCAATGGAGAAACCCTTATAAACCCGGCTCTTAACCTTATTCCACGCCGATTCGTCTTCAATCTTGGCTGAAATAAAAAATTGCCCATCTACTACTTGTGCCTTCAGCACATTCCCCACGGCCGACGGCTGGTGCATCTCTCGAATGTTGCCCCACTTTAGATAATCAGCCAGAGCTTCTTCGATGGCACCAGTCTCCACAATGTCCCCATCATATTTCTCACCATTCCAAACCCCAGATTGGTTATCAGCCGTCTCCGTAGACGCAATGCCCTCAACAATCCGCTGTTCGGCTTTAGTGATATTTCCACACGCAAGAAAAAAATTAAATTTAGCCATAATGTTTAAAAAAAATACCGGGCAACCCCAGCTAGATAAGCCAGAGTTGCCCGGTGGTGTCATTCGCCAGGGGGCGAAGAAGGTTAGTTATTTATTTAGCTTACTCGCCAGATGCCCATAAGTCAATCCCGCCGACCGAGTAACTGCTCCGCTTTAAGCGGAGCAGTT